ATCTATTTCTTCCTGTTCATCCTTTTGTTTCGGTGCGTTCTCGCTTGTGAGTTGTGTCTGGATATAATCATCAACGACTTTTCTTAGCTCACCTACTTCGGAACTTTGCCTACCTAAAAGTTTCTCAGCTTCTTGGTGCATACGCACTATTTCCGCTGTGCTTTTACCTTGGTACTTATCAGGAATTACTTCCTCAGTGCTAGCTTCCGTTTCGGTTGTTGGTTCCTCTAATTCTTCTAAAGGTTTATCAACACTTGTTTCATTAATATCGCTAATTACTTCGTCTTCTTTTTTATCGTCTTTATCCTGACGCTCAATAAATGTTGCCATTATTAAACTCCGTGGTATCCCATTATGGAGGTGTATTGTGTAAGGATTACTATGAATTTGCCTTACGTTCTTTCTGTATCTTCTTTTCGCGGTCTCTAGCCCATTTCATGGTAGCACCTACAAAATCACCCGAAATAGGATCAAGGAGACTGCGAACTGGAGATATCATTTTTCTAGCTATACCGGAGCAAACTGGACAAGTTATTTCTTTAGTTTTGTTATCTATGAACTTTTCTGTAATATGTCCATTGTCACATTTAAAATCGAAATAAACTCGCATTAGTTTACACTTTTAGAAACTTCATCATCTCCTTCAAATTCTTCAGTTTCTTCAGCTTCAGCTTGTTCCTTAGCTGTCTTCAATGCTTCCTCAAAATTTAATATATTACCCATGATTGAAAGCTGTCCCTTACGGAAGTAAAGGTCTTTCAAATCTTTGCAAGCTTCTATATTAGCAATTTGCATAGCATTGTTTCTTAAGTCCTCAAGAAATATTTTCCAACCTTTTGTTCTAAACATTGCTTCAAACGCTTGGTTGACTTTTTCTTGATCGACTGGTTCTTGCACTTGTTCCATACTGTTTCTCCTATAAGGACAGTTAAATTAATAATTAAATATACTATACTAAGTATACTTGATTATTGTATCACATTTTAAAAACAAAGTCAAGTTTTACTTTTTAACTTTCTTTTTCTTAACTTTCTTTTTCTTTTTGGGTTTACCGTATCCATACATCATTTTTTCTTGACTCCTTTTCTTTTGTGGGTATAAGAAATTTTCTTACTGGATGTTTTTTCTTTTTTAAATTTTGCTTTTTCAGAAGAAGACATTTCACCAGTAGTTTTCGGTGTTTTAGCTGAGACTCGCTTAGACGGCCTACAGGCAGGATAGGGTCTTCCTTTTTCATCTTTACCTCTCCCACATTTTTTACCAGTCTTGACATCCCGCCAGTCTTCTTTAAACCAACGAGTAAGCCCTCCAGTAGCTTTACTTTTTCTTTTTGGTGCTGACTTTTTTGTACGTGCCGCCACGTTTTTTGTACTCCCTAACTAACCAAGCATTGGCGTAAGCTGACGGATATACCGAAAACTTTCTTTTTGCTTCAGACTTGACTCGTGAATATAAAGATTTATTTACAGGAACATTTTTACTAGCCATTATTTTTTCTTCCTCATTGCTTTAAGCTTGGCTGTCTTTGATAAGTCCTTCATGTGAACAACTGGCTTACTGTTTTTAGTATGCCTTGCTCCACTGTGTACAGAACCATCAGGCATTTTATGAGTCCCACCAGTATGTAAAGTACCATCTTTAAAATAATGTTTTACACTTTTAGCCATAATTACCTCATTAATATATTATACATAATTAAAAAACAACAAGTTATGTTTATTAAAACTATAATTGTTCTTATTACGGAAACTAATTCTACCTCTGATTTAGTATCACCAATAGGTTGACCTAGGCTTAATGCCCATAGTTTCCATATCTTTTTCATCGCTTACCACTTGGTACGGTTTGCCCAATATGCCGCAGACATTTTGCCTTTAGCTATATTCTTAGCGTGTCTAGCTTTGAAACTTGCGCGTTTCTTTTTCATACGATCAGATTCACCCGCCTTTGGTTTTCCTGCGGTTTTGGCTCCTTGTTCACCGAATCTAATTGTCTTAACTTTGTCACCTTCCTTTGCCACGACAACATGACTTTTCTTAGGGTGATTGGGGGTACGTTTCGGTTTATTGTATCCACTAACTCCGGCCCTTTCTAATCTAGAATCTTTTTTCTTACCCATCTAACCATACCTCTGAATCGCCGCCAAAAAAAACAGCATAAACAATAAAACTAATTATCGGCACAAGTAAAACTATAACGTGCCACCATCTAGCTCCATCTCCGTTGTAGTCTTCTAACCAACTCATTTTAAAAATTCAAAAGCTTGACTTAAAGATTGTTGAGTAACACATCCGCAATCTAAGTTTTTTCTATTTCTTCCTTCACAATATTTAACCTTATCTTTAGGACAATGAAAAGTATCTACACTTAACAAAGATTCTCCCTCAAACTGTGGTTGGTTTACACTAGCACATCCAAACATAAAAAACAATACAGACACTATTCCTAACAACTTCATTAATTTATTCTCTCCTTTACGGCTACTTGTCTTTCTTTAAGCAGTTGATCAGCAAGTTTTATCCTACGTTCAAACTCTTTGTCCTCTGCGGTTCCTTCCTTAAGATTAGTAGTGACAGCTTTAATTCTATCTATTTCTAATTCTTCCGGAATACTTTGTGCCTCAGTAGCTAGCTTCGCGGCTCTTGCTTGTGACTCTACAGCTTGTCCATTTAACGCCGCAGTTTGCGATGCTTGGAAAGCTAATTGAGATTGTTGTGCCGCTTGTTGTGCTTCCATTGCTTCTGGGTTTGGTTGATTAGCTTGTTGTAGTGATGCTATTAATTGCTCACGATTAGACAAGTTCATGTTATCTATAATAGACATGATCAACTGTGAATACATTGGAGTTTCAGGAGACATTGTTTGTAACAACTGTACAAGCTGTGATACTTCATATTCTCTAGCAATAATACCTAACGAGCTTGAAGTATGGAACTTGTAATCAGCTACCGGATATTCTTCAGGGGAAAACTGCATATATCTGTGTGCGGCTTTTGTTACAAAAGGAATTAAAAAAGATTCCTGAAAGTTTATAAGAGTTCGTTTATGTCTTTTAATGATTGCACCTAAAGACATAGATATTCCTGCCGCTGTGGAATCACCGTTAATACTTCCGGCTATTCCTGCGGAGTCAATAGCTCCGGTTGCGGTTTGTACCATTTTTTGTAAAGAGTCTGCTTGAGCAAACGTAAGTTGACTGACATTGCCAAAGTTAAATGGCTTAAGTACTTCGTTAGGAGAACCGTTAGTTAATATAACTTTTCCTGCTTTAACTTCAGGTCTTGTTCCTCTAGGTAATCTTGTTGCATCCATAGCCAACATAGGATGAATGGTTAAAGCTAAAGCGTCTATTCTAGCTCTTAGTTCAGCGTCTAATGCTTTTTGAGAGTTATATCCTTTCTCACATATACCTCTACCCCAGAAACGGCTAGGCACTACGTCCCAAGGAAAAGCAACTATTGGTCTATCTTCCATCATGTAAGGATTGGCTTCAGCTTTTAAAAGTGTTCCTTCATTAGCTATAACAACAATAGCCTCTACGTATTGACTTTCTATTTCATCTGTGCTATCAACTGATAAATTAGTCTCATCTTCGGCATTGTCTTCTGATTGTGCTTTTTCTAATAATTCTCTAGGAACTAAACCATAATACTTTAATAATCTAACTTTATTTTCAGCATAGGATACCGCTTCTTTATCGGCTTCTATATCAAAGTCTGGAGGACTAGAGCTTATTTCTTCATCTCGATATACACCTTTTTCCTGTAGCATTTCAACTGTATGTAAAGAAACAAACTCATCTACTGCAACTCCCATTGCTTCCTCAACTGAAGTAGCAACCGGATCAATTAAAAAGTTTTGAGGCATAACAGGACGTAACTTAACACAAACTTTGTCTTCGACATTTACACCTACAGCAGTAAGGTCTCCTCCCATGACAGGTTGAGTAGCCGGAACCATGTTCTTTTCTTCTTCCAAAACAATCTCAGCAATACCTGTGCCAAAAACTGCTGAGTTTATTAGACATTCCGCTATTGCTTTTCTAATTTTATTCTTTTTAAAATCTTTAAGAAGAGTTTCCCTAAGATAAGCAATGTCGGCTTTTTCGTTATCCATGACATCATCTTCAATGTCAAACCACTTACCTCTACCGAAAGTAGCTTCCTCTAGCTCCGCTACTGCTGACTCTACAGCTTGTTGTAATGCAGGACTGACGATACGAGATCGCTCAGAGCCTCTAGTTTTATCTTCCCCAGACCATTGTCCACGCCACAAACGATAGTATTCATCAAACTTTCTGGAGTAATTTGTATCAAAATGATTCTTCCAGTCTAAACACTTATCGTTTACCCAACCCTCTAAAGTTTCTTCGACCATAAAATTTTCATTATCATTATAAGCCATATCAATATCCTGTATATGCGTCTAAAAATTCATATTCCTCTTCCTCAAAATCGGAAGTATATGCTATATTTGCTAATTGATCTATGTATGATAAAGAATCAATCAGGTCATCGTGAACTAAAGGGTTAGGAAACTGAAACAATTCATCTAGGAACTGTGTATTCCAGTCTCCTTTATTTAAAACTATAGCTCCGTGTTCAAACCGACCCTGTAATGCCCAAACAATACGGTCAGTTTTCTTTTTATTACCGTGTGTAAGCTCGTCAACTCTAAAAAACCTTTGATGTTTCTTCATTAAGTCGCTTAAATACGGAAGTACTGCGTTTTTTAACGCACCTTTTTCTATACCTACGGCAACTGGACGATAATCAGCTACAGCTTCAAAGATTTTATTTGCTGTTTTCTTAACATCCCATCTACCGTGGATAATTTCCGCTACCCACCATCCTTCTTCGTTAGCTTTTACTACGGAAATAGCTGTTTGGTCCAGACGTTTTGTTTTTGTTGTAGCTTTGTTAACATCTGCAAAACCGGCTAAGTCCACTGAGATATAATAATCACCTATATCTGGTTCTTCCTCAGAAAACTTAACATACTTTTCCTTAAACAGTTCGGAATCTTGTGCTTCAAAAGATGCCATAAACTCTTGTCTAAAGGAAAAAGCTGACATCGACTGTTTAGCCGCGTCTATTTCCTCTTTATCTAACAATGGATTATCATAACTTGTAAAATGATAACCAACAAATGTCGGATCGTCTGACACACAAGCGTATGTATATAAATCGTAAAAGTGATTCCTGCCCATTGGGGTTCCAATAAACAACGCATCACCTTTTTGGTCCGCAAGTGCCGGACGTAATATCTGTTCCCATACTTCGGGTTTCATGTCGGCATACTCATCCATGACAAGAAACCTAAGACTAACCCCTCGCATCGTTTCGGGTCTGTCTGCTCCTTTCAGAGCTATGGTTGCACCGTTAATTAATTTTATTTGTAAATTATTAACGTGACTTGAGGCAATTACTGTATGGCCTAGCTCCATCAATACTTGCCACATAATATCTCTAGCCTGACCTTGAGTGGGTGCTACGTAAAACACATGGCCCCTGTCAGCTTGTAGCCCTCTGATGATTAGCATCCAAGCGGCTAACCTACTTTTGCCGGTTCGTCTTCCTGCGGCAATAACTTTAAATCTTGTTGTATCGTTAAAAACTTCTTGTTGCCACGGAAGTAACGATACGTTTAACTCAGTCAACTATACGTCCACATTACAGAAGAACTTTCATCGAATAAATCACGGGTGTCAACATGGATAAAATTAGAAGATATTCCAATACCTGTGAATCCCAAACGAATAGCTTCCTGTACCAATTTATATCTTTCAATGCCGTTACTAACTTTAATGTCAGCGGCATGACCTTGTGAATGTTGTCCTGCAATTTTTTTCTTTGCCTCTATTGGGTGTGATGGTGACCGATAGCCACTAGTTATAACAAAAGGAAATCCACAAGCTTCTCTAAGCTTATCAAGTTCCTCTACAAATTCTGGTTTAATTTTATTCTCGCCGGTATACTGACAGGAAAACTCTTCCATCTTAAAATACTTAGCCATCGATAATATCTCCTTCTATGGGATCAGGTTGTATAACAGCGTTATCCACACCTGTAATATTTATTTGGATAGCTGACCTTCCTGCTCCCTTAATGACATCCTTTTCAAAGACAGCAGTAGGCAGTATTCTATCCATTACTATCTTCCAAGCCGCCGCTTGATTCTTATGGTCATCATTTAGTGCCGCATCGAATATCGACTCTAAAACTTTTCTCGACTTTGGGGAAGACAACATCCTCCCCTTGTATTCATTAATTATTGCGGCATCACCTTTGGGCCTACCGCGAGACAAACCTGTCTTGCCTCTAGCTCTGGAGACCATCTCTGTCTTCTTAGGGCGGCCTCTCTTTACTTTAGTATCCATAAGTATCTCTTAGTTATCTTTAGTTTATTATTTAATTAATAACTTAATAAACAATCTAAAGGCATTTAGTTTTACTTTAGTACGTTCTAAACTATACTTTTTATTGTAGCATATTTTTTAGTAAATGTCAAGCTTTATTACAAACTTTGTGTCTACTTGTCGTGTCCTTTTACTTCTTGTGTACGTCTTGTGTGCGGCGTGTAGATTTCACTTGTAAATCAAATGTTTACTTAAAGGGCCGAGTTAATCTTTTTTTTCTAATTTAGTCTTTTTTGTATGCCGTAGGGTACATAAAAAAAATAATGTAGCAAAAAGCCCCCCCGCCCCCCAAAGTTATCCACAGGTTATACATTTATATACACAAGTTATCCACGCCATCCACAGGTTATCCACAGGCCACACAAGTTGGCATGAGAATTGCAAGTGTGAGAGCCTAAGGGGTAGCCTATAGAGGCCATTAGAAAATAAATTAAAATAATGTTTGACAATAGATAATAACCTATGCTTATACTAGAAACACATTGACAAACAAGGGTTAAACAAATGGAACAGATAAGCATTGAAGAGATCAACGCAAGCGGTCTCATAAACAACAAGGCGAAACAATGGGGCCGCGATAATCTAGAGTATTTAAACAAGCCCATGAAGTTGTTCGGCAGTAGTCAAAAGGTTGAGAAAGGCGCGGATAAGTTCACCACGTACATATTATATTTACAACCGGCTGATAAAGTCAGCACAAAAACTCTTTGTGTATTCGCTGACTTAGCCGGATGCAAAAAGCCATGTTTGATATCGTCCGGACAATTAGGAATGACAACCGGTCAGAATGCCGCGACAAAGCGCACTGTTTTAATGCTGATGCGTCCAGAATGGTTCGAGGTTCAGTTATTGTCAGAGATCGACAAAGCGGAGCGCAAAGCGGCGAGTGACGGCATTCCGGCATTATTCCGGCTTAATGGTACATCTGACCTAGATTTTTCCTATATCATCAAACAACGTCCAGAATCTTTGTTCTATGACTATACAAAGATTCTCAGCCGGATTTCAAAGAATACACTTGATAACTATGATCTCACGTTTTCCGGTTCGATGTACAGTACACAAAGCCGCGCGGCATTACTCAAAGCAGTACAGCGAAAGCACCGGATCGCGATTGCGTTCAATACAAAAGGAATCAGCCGCGACTCCCTCGCCGTTCCGGTGGGATTTGCTAACTTTGACAATACCGATCTCAGACACTTAGACGGTCCAGTAATCGGAGCGTTAAAGCGTAAAGGGTCGAGCATTGAGGAACGTGACGCGGACAATACTAGATCGGATTCATTCTTTGTGACAGCCGCGAATCTGGACCAGTTCAAAGACATAATAGCGATAGGGTAAAAATAGTTCTTGACTTTTACAATTTAGGCTTTAAACTGTACAAATACAGAGGAGAAATATATGTCAGATCATTTCTATGATTTATTTACTGAGCGTTGTGCTGAGGAAATTCTTGAATGGTTGAGGGCTAACACAAAGATCGAGGAAGACAGCGAACAAGAACGCCGGATTGTTGATAATTATGTCGAGTTAAGATGTCAGGGCTTTCCGCCATCCTTAACGATAACGACTAACCCGCGGAAAGCGAAGGAGTAAACATGAGACAAAGAGAGTTGTTAGACGATTTGTATAACGCACTCAAGTTAAATCCTAAACTAGAGACAGTGCCGGAAACGGACGAACCTTGGACCCTGAAACAGATGCAGGATTTTGTTGGAGGTCTGATCGAGCGAGTCCCTTTGTATAATGGTGATGACTTGATAATTAACGAGGAAGGTTTATACTTAGACCTACCGATGAATTTACAAGCTACTGAGTTGTTTTATAGTAGCATTGGAAATGGTGACAAAAACGAGGGGATTGACTATGCGAAAGAGCATGGAATTGGCCCTATTCTTGGAGATGTTTTATATATAAAAGGAGGGCTAAGAGATGCCTAGGGAATTAGTTGACATATGGCAGGACGAATACGAGAAATCTATTGATTCATTTTGGGACTTGAGATTGAAATACGGTGACGCTTGGGCCGATGAAATATCAGCGGAATACAGCGGAAGCCGTCACGATTACGAGTCTGATCGAGATGCTGATATAGCCGATCAGGAAATGTTAAAATGGAAGGACTCGCAGTAGATAACGAACAAGCCCATTCATACGAGTGGGTTTTTCATTGTCTATTCAAACAGAGACAATACCTGACACTTAACTTTAAAAAAGAGGTGCAAATATATGAAAACATTGAAGATAGGGGAACGACACTTGACTGTGGAGTTCAGAAATGGTACAGGTTTGGACATCGAGTTCACTGAATCTCGCCCTGTCTGGACCATCGACCAAGGAACCGGTGAATTAAATGCGATGGCTTTCAGAGGAATTGTTGTACTTTTGCCTCTAATTGTGATAACATTCGGTATAGTTCACCAAGATATGGAGGTTGATTTTTATGGGGAAAGTTAAAAGCGAGCTATGGTCTGAGCCAGATGATAGCGTAGTTCAAGAGTTACGCCTTGAGCCTGAAATGAGGGAGGATTACATCGAGGAGTTATCGGAGCATGACATGGCTTATCTAAGCTTAGACAACGTGCGTGAGATTGCTAAACAAGCTTTGATGGATTCTTACAAGGTCTATACCGACTCAGAGGTTAGATGGGAATATAACAAGACCATAGGCAGACATGAGTAGGTGTAAAGCTTGTAACGTAGTTCTCGATGATTTTGAGAGGACACGAAAGGAACAGGGAAGATTTATTGATCTGTGCCGGAAGTGCCTCTCGATTTCTAACGAAGCTATTCTTGATGGACAACACAACATAGAAAAATATGTCAGTTACGTTGAGTTCATTAAGATGTTAAATGACCAACAGTTATAATCGGGTCACAAAAAGATTCCTATTAATTTTATTATTGTGTTATAATATACCTAAGTTACTTTAGTTGGATAATTAATTTATAATTTAATAGATAACTAAAGTACTTACTTTATTAACTAACAAGAGGATATTTCTATGGCAGTATTAGAAGGAGCAATCGCATTCGAGAATCTAGACGAGCATGAATATTATCAGGGTCAGTCTACTGGTAAATACTCTGTGGTTTTGTCTCTGGACGAAGCGACAGCTAGTAAGCTAATCGATAAGGGTGTCAAGATGCGTGAGTATGACGGAACTAAGCAAAGAAAGTTTAGCACCAAGTACACCGTACCTGTCTTTGATACAGACGGTTCCCCCTTTGAAGGTAGAATCGGTAGAGGTTCAACGGTTCGTGTTTTATGGACCGAAGGCAATGAACACCCTGTACATGGGTTGTCAACTTACCTTAACAAAATCAAAATCCTTGAGCGAGTCGAAGATACAGGGAGCGACTTTTGATAAAAGGTCAGGACGATTCTAAATTTATCCAACATGAGCCATGCCCTAAGTGTGGCTCACAGGATAACTTAGCTAGATATTCAGACGGTCATGCGTTTTGCTTTACAGCCGAATGTGGCTACAGAGAAAGAGGTGACGGTAACGTGGTCAGTCTGGAAAGATATAAACAATCGAGGTCTTTAGACATGACAGGAGTTATTGCCGCGATCCCCGACAGAAGAATTAGTCAGTCCATCGCCAGTAAGTATGGCGTGACTGTCGAGTTCGGATCGGACGGACAAATCGTGAAACATTACTACCCTTACTATGATAAGGATTCAGGTGCATTGACTGGCTCGAAGGTCAGGATATGTGAAAACAAAAACTTTTATTCTACAGGAGAGTTCAATAATGTTGGGTTGTTCGGTCAACAGGCGTTCAAGGGTGGCGGTAAGTACGTTACGATCACAGAGGGCGAGGTCTGCGGCATGGCTGTCAGTGAAATGTTCGATGGAAAGTACGCCGTTGTCTCGATCAGAAGTGGAGCCGCCGGAGCCGCAAAGGATATCAAAGAAAATCTTGAATGGTTAGAATCGTTTGAGAACGTAGTGATATGCTTTGATAGTGATAAGGCAGGACAAGATGCGGCAAAGCGTGTGCTTGATCTCTTTAGTCCCAACAAAGCTAAGAATGTAGTACTCCCCTTGAAGGACGCAGGGGCCATGCTACAGGAAAACAAGGTCCAAGCGTTTGTTCGTGAGTGGTGGAACGCAAAGACCTATCAACCCGATGGTATAGTTGCCGGTAGAGATACGTGGGACATGATATTAGAGCGTTCCGATAGGGAGTCTATACCCTACCCTTGGGCTTGCTTAAACGAGCTTACATACGGTTTTAGACCCCAAGAATTGGTGACCATAACATCTGGTTCCGGCATGGGTAAATCACAAATAGTACGTGAGCTTGAGTATTATTTATTGCAACAAACTGAAGATAACATTGGCATCCTTGCGCTCGAAGAGGACATTACCAAGACAGCACTAGGTCTTATGTCCATCGAGGCCAATCGTTTACTTCACTTAGATAAACACGTTAGCGAGGATGATAAGAGAAGATATTGGGAGAATACTTTAGGTAAGAATCGGGTGTACTTGTTCGATCATTGGGGGTCTACAAATGAAGACAACCTATTGGGAAGAATAAGGTACATGGCAAAAGGTCTGGACTGTAAGTGGATTATACTGGACCACCTGAGTATTGTTGTGAGTGATCAGGATACAGGGGATGAGAGAAAAGCTATCGACAGTATAATGACTAACTTGAGAAAGCTAGTTCAGGAAACTGGAGTTGGTTTGTTTCTTGTATCTCACTTGAGAAGACCAAGTGGTTCCAAGGCGCATGAAGACGGCGGCAAGATAAGTTTAGGTGAACTCAGAGGTTCAGCGGCTATCGCTCAGTTGTCCGACATCGTGATTGGTTTGGAGCGTGATCAACAACACAAAGACCCCAAGGTTAGAAACACAACTACAGTACGAGTCCTTAAGAATAGATTTGTGGGACTCACAGGGCCGGCTTGTTACTTGTTCTATGACAAGGACACAGGACGGATGCACGAAACTACTTGTCCAGTTGATGATGGAGATTTCTAATGGACAAGGTAGTGATCGACATAGAGGCAAATGGTCTCAAGCCTGATACTGTATGGTGTATTTGCATCCATAATCTGGAGACAGATGAAGGTACATCTTGGGTAGACACAGCACTTCAAGATTTTCCTAAGTGGGTTGAAGATAATAAACCCATCGAGTTCATCGGTCACAATATTATTGGATATGATATACCAGTACTAGAGAAGTTACTTAAGGTTGATTTCTCTGAGTGCAAACTTACGGATACTCTAGTCATGTCCAGACTGGAAGACCCATCGAGAGATGGTGGACACTCTCTGGAAAACTGGGGTAATATGTTGAACTATCCAAAAGGAGAACATAATGATTGGACAGTTTTTTCGTATGATATGCTATCGTATTGCATACAAGATGTTAAACTTAATGTACAGGTCTACAGGACGCTCGTACATAAACTTAGAGGTTTTAGCTCTGAAAGCATTGATCTTGAGCGTCAAGTACAAAGCATTATTACAAGGCAGATTGATCGAGGATGGTTACTTGATGAGGGGAAAGCTCTAGAATTATTGGCTAAACTTAAGGAGAGAAAGAATGAACTTGAAGAAGATGTGCAGAAAACATTTAAACCGTTACCGGTATTTATTAAGACAGTCGTTCCGAAAATTAAAAAGGATGGGACGACATCGGTTGTTGGTTTAAAATTTCTAGGGGAACAATGGGGAACAGTTTGTGGTGCTTTCAGTAGGCTCGACTATCCGTTGTTCAATCTAGGTTCTCGCCAACAAATCGGTAGGCACTTGCAACATTTCGGGTGGAAACCTGAGAAGCTTACTGAGACTGGACATCCAGTTGTAGACGAGAATGTGCTGAGTAAAGTCAAGGGAATACCCCAAGCTACATTGATTGGTGAGTACTTGATGATACAAAAAAGAGTCGCTCAGATACAGAGTTGGGTTGATGCAGTTGAGGACGATGGTAGAGTCCACGGATACGTCAATACTAACGGTGCTGTGACTGGACGAATGACTCACTCAGGACCAAACATGGGGCAAATTCCGGCTGTATATTCTCCCTATGGGAAGGAATGTAGAGAACTATGGATTGCCCCTGATGGTTATAAAATAGTAGGTATGGATGCTAGTGGCCTTGAGGCACGTATGCTAGCACATTACATGAATGACGAGGACTATACAAATGAAGTATTGCAGGGAGACATTCACAGTGCAAATCAGTTGGCTAGCGGCGTTGCGACTAGAGATCAGGCGAAGACTTTCTACTACGCTTTTCTTTACGGAGCCGGAGATGCTAAGATCGGAACTATCATCGGTGGAAATGCAGGAGATGGTCGAAGAGTTAAGGAAAAATTCCTCAGAAATACGCCGGCTCTTAAAGAGCTACGAGAAAGAGTTAGCGTGGCGGCAGGAAGAGGCTATGTTCTTGGACTGGATAGGCGAAGGGTCTATGTACGATCAGAACACGCGGCTCTAAATACGTTGCTACAATCAGCAGGAGCTATTGTTATGAAGAAAGCCCTTGCTTTGTTGGATGAGTACGCAACTAAATGGAAACTTAAGTATCACTTTGTAGGTAATATACACGATGAAATCCAGACAGAGGTCGAGCAAGAGAAGGCTGAGGTTTTTGGTAGACTCGCCTGTAGCTGTATCGAGGCGGCAGGACTGCACTTCAATCTCAACTGCCCACTCGAAGGGGAGTACAAAGTCGGAGATTCGTGGGCAGAAACTCACTAACAAGAGGAATACAAGTGACTAACAAAAAGAAAACAACAGAAACTTTAGTCAATGACATTTATAACTTGATGATTAACAGGACACCTCCTGAAGATGTGAATGTGGATGAAGAGATAGAACGATTCGGTGAGGCCGTTAAAGTTCTAATGAAGAAAGAGTTCTCTGAGGTTAGATCAAAAGACAACCAAAGAAGATTAAGGTTGTCCAGTATTGGAAGGACAGATAAGTATTTATGGAATGCCTTTCATAAGACTGCCGCAGAGAAAATTCTACCGCACACTTACGTTAAGTTTATGTACGGACATTTGATTGAAGAGTTACTTTTGTTTCTCACTAGATTGTCCGGACATGAAGTTACTGATGAGCAGAAAGTTTGTGAGGTTGAAGGTATCATTGGTCACATGGACTGCCGGATAGACGGCGTAGTTACAGACGTTAAATCAGCAAGCCCATACGGTTTTAAAAAGTTTAAGGAAGGAACCCTAGCATTCGATGATCCTTTTGGTTACATCGATCAGATCAAAGCATACGCACACTCAGAGGGTGAGAGAACCTTTGGTTGGTTAGCTATGGATAAATCTAATGGACACCTTACTTTTTTGAAGTATGATCTTGATGATGAGAGCGCGGACGTTCACTCTATTCTCAATGAACAGACTATAGAGGAAAGGGTGCGCCATGTAAAAAAGCTCGTAGAGCAACCGGAACCGGAACAACTTTGCTATCAGCCTATACCCGATGGCAAGTCAGGAAACTTAAAACTGGCTATTGGTTGCTCGTATTGTCAATTCAAAAGACATTGCTACCCAGAGTTAAGAATATTCAATTATTCCTACGCTCCAAGATTTCTCGCAAAAGTCGTAAATGAACCTAAAGTACAGGAAATAATTATCAATGATTAATAAATTCAGGTCAGGACTTGAGGAGGCTGTTCAACTTAAGCTAAACAAACAGTTTAAGTATGAGCCTTATAAGATTCCTTACATCATATCGAAGAATTATTTACCTGATTTTGTACATGAAAAGAAAAGAATCCTTGTGGAAGTAAAAGGTTTCTTTCGGGTAGGGGACACAAAGAAGTACACATCGATACGTGACTCTTGTCCGGACTGGGAATTAGTGTTTATATTTTCCAATCCTAATAAGAAAGTACGGAAGGGAAGTAAGATATGTATGGGTAAATGGTGTGATAAGGAACGCTTTAAATACTACACTATCGACACTGTAGATATGCTTGTAAAATACATTGGAGAAAAAAATGTCAGTGGAAGATGAAGAAATATATAGACCTAAGCACTATAACTGTGGTACAATAGAGTGTATAGAAGCTATCGAAGAATCAATGTCATCACACGCATTCAAAGGTTACCTCAAGGGTAACTGTATGAAATACTTGTGGAGGTATGATTACAAAGGGAAACAAGTACAGGACTTAGGTAAGTGTAAGTGGTACTTAAATAAATTAATAGGCATAGTAGAGGAGGAGAATAAGTAAATGGATCAGTATCAACAGTTTATACACAAGTCTAGGTATGCACGTTGGATTCCGGAAGAAGGAAGAAGGGAAACGTGGGCTGAAACAGTTCAAAGATATGTGGACTTCTGGCTTAATCGTAAACAGATAGACAGCAAGATGGGTAAGAAATTGTTCAAAGCAATACACGATCTTGATGTAATGCCTAGCATGAGATGTCTTATGACAGCAGGAGAGGCGTTAGATAAAGACAACGTAGCCGGATTTAACTGTAGTTATCTACACATAGATTCGCCCAGAGCATTTGATGAACTGATGTACGTTCTCATGTGCGGAACTGGAGTCGGCTTTAGTGTTGAAAGAAACTTTGTCAACAAACTACCAATCATAGCTGAGACATTCCATAAGTCAGACAGCGTAATCGTTGTGGCTGATAGTAAGATAGGGTGGGCATCTGCATTTAGAGAGCTTATCGCTATGCTGTACGCCGGTAAGATACCGCAGTATGACGTTAGTAAAGTCAGACCGTCCGGTGCTAGACTAAAAACCTTTGGCGGCAGAGCTAGCGGTCCTGAACCTTTAGTTGATTTGTTTAACTTCTGTATCTCTGCGTTTCAAAAAGCCGCAGGGAGAAAACTTACGTCCATAGAATGTCACGATATCTGTTGCAAAATAGCTGACATTGTGGTAGTGGGGGGCGTTAGGAGATCAGCTTTAATTAGTTTATCTAACTTGTCAGACCAGAGAATGGCGAGAGCTAAGTCCGGAGATTGGTGGAACGCAGAAGGACAACGTAGGTTAGCTAACAATAGCGTAGCATACACCGAAAAGCCTGACTTTGAATCTTTCCTTGCTGAGATGCAGAATCTTTATGAGTCCAAAGCAGGAGAGCGTGGTATCTTTAGTAGAGTTGCGGCACAGAATATTGCGGCAAGAAACGAAAGGCGTGACCCGAATCAGGATTTCGGTACTAACCCTTGCTCTGAAATTATCTTGAGATCAAATCAATTCTGTAATCTATCTGAGGTTGTTGTTAGACCTGAAGATAATCTTAAGTCACTGAAAAGAAAAGTTGAGATTGCCACTATCATTGGAACACTACAGGCTACCTTAACTGACTTTAGATATCTAAGAAAGATATGGAAAAAGAATACAGAGGAAGAGGCGTTACTTGGTGTAAGCCTTACTGGAATCATGGATCACGATGTTTTACAAAGACCTGAGACTGCTACTATTATGCACTCAAGATGGTTAAAGGAGATGAAATATGTTGCAATCAACACTAATGCAGAGTGGGCAGAACGCCTTGGTATTAATCAGTCTGCCGCTATTACTTGTGTTAAGCCTAGCGGTACGGTTTCTCAGTTGGTTGACTCTGCTAGTGGGATTCACCCTCGCTTTTCTCAGTATTATATTAGGCGAGTACGTGGAGACCAAAAAGATCCGCTATCTACCTTCATGGAAAAGTCTGGGTTCCCTGTGGAACAGGACTTAATGAATCCTTCCAATCTAGTGTTTAGTTTTCCGGTTAAATCTCCACCGACTAGTATGTCAGGAGATGTCAAGGTTAGCGCGATAGAACAGTTAAATTTATGGGAGGCTTACCAGAACGATTGGTGTGAACATAAGCCCAGTATTACAGTTTATTATACAGATGATGAGTTCTTGGAGGTTGCTCAGTGGGTGTGGGATAACTTTGATATTTGTTCCGGTATAAGTTTATTACCTTACAGCGATCATGTATATCAACAAGCTCCTTATGAAAAGATATGCAAAGACAAGTATATGGAGTTGAAGAATGCAATGCCTAAAGATATTGACTGGTCAGCCCTGTCGAACTTTGAACAGGAAGATAATACTACTGGTTCTCAAGAGTTAGCGTGTGTTGGCGGAGCGTGTGAAATAGAGTAACAAAAAAGGGGTCTTAAGTGACCCCTTAGTTTTACTACTTCTTGACGATGTACTTGACACCACGGTATACATATACATATTCCATGTCATTTCTCCTTAATCATTTCCTAGTTAATGAAACGATCTTTTGACGCATGATCTATGCGAAGGTTTTACCTTACCTCTGTTCTTCCTCCTGTGCTTGGCCCGACATTGCCGCAGTACCTATTGCTCCTCCGGTGAGCAACCCTGCCCCACCTAGTTTAGCTCTGGAAATATTAGCTGATCTTACGTCCATAGCTGAGGGTGTTACATCCATATTTCCCAATGCTCTTTTTATATATTGATTATTAGACTCTTGAGATGACTTCTTTATTCCTGTTCTTTCTTTTGTAAGTTTAACTGCGTTCTTAGTTTTCCTATTTAGCGTGTTATTGAATTGTGTTCTGTTAAACTTAGACACTCCCTGTCCCATTTTAACTTTTACCAGAGGACTAACAGTTACTAAACCTGATCCTGTCGGTGGGTTGATTCCAAAGATATCATGTCCATCGCTTGTCATGCTGTAGAAAGTTTTCTTTTTCGGGTCAATAGCATAAAAATTATTCATACCTCCTAATTCTTTTTGCATACTGGACACAAAAGATTGTTGAGTAAATACATGTCCATCAGGAACTTTTATTTTATTATAATCTAAATTGTTTACTTGGATTCCTGCCTCGTCAGAAAGCCTAGCAAGTTTGATTTCACCGCTTTCCACTAATGAATCAAAAGTATTTAATAGTTTCTTTTGGTTTTTACCTGATGGTTCCTTTCCTGCCCTTACTCTAGCTCTTGCTTGTAACAAATCATAAGTTAAATTAGTGTTTGTTGCGTTAGGAAGTTGAGCAATTTGTTTAATTTTTTTGATTGCATCATCATTTAAAGTAGCACTTATCTGGCTTACTTCAATTATATCTTTTGGAGATAGTTTAGATTTATTAAATGTTTTCTTAATAAATGTCTCATACGTTTTAAAATTGTTTCCTTTTAAAAAACGAGACAGATTTGCACCGTCTGATTTAGTTCCGGACGCTTCTCTAAGTGCTACATTACCATCAGCTAAAGGATCTTTTACCTGATATTTAAACTGTAAACTGGGGTTAATTCCTTTATCAATTATGTTTCTTTGTTGGTGCGGTCCTTGAGTTATATGTTTGAAAGCTCGATCAACAACAACGTCAGGAACATCTTTATATGCTGAATGTCTAGCTCCGTTTCCTATAAGATTTTTTAGTTGTCCTAAATCAGTAATGTTAGTAGCTAAGTAATTAATCTTTCCTAAAGTTTGTTGAACTAATGAATCGGGGTTAACACCTACTTGATTACCCATACTTATTGCGGTGTTAGCAGAGCTTTGACCTCTAGCCTCTTCTATTATTTCTTTTCGTTTAGTTTCTGTCAGTCCTGTTTCTCTGTATTTAGCTCGTCTAATTGGATCTGTGCTTTCCTTGATTCCTTCCCCTATATTCTTTGCATACGAACTTCCAAACTTAATGTTCTGACCTATTGGACTTAAACTATAAAATTCTTTTCCTTGGTCTGTGGGAACGCTCTGTGCAATTCTATTAAGAAGATTAGGTCCACTACTTAACATCCCTTTAACTCCTGATGCAAGTTTAGGACCAAACACAGGAACCATAGCGGCTCCTAACATAGCTGATGCAGTACCTACGTTTCCTTTCTTGGCTTCATCAGCTATATCTCCTGCAAATAAACCAGTCCCAACAACAGGTGAAAAGTCTGCAACGGAAAGCATATCTCTAGCAGATTGATAGGCTTTTCTTTCTGTGTTGTGGCTAAACGGTTGAGCATATAAAATATCAGCAAGAAGGCCGGTAGCTTTGTCTCTAATTGTAGGTTCGACTGGTTCTATTGTCCAATGATTACTCATCATCTAACCTCTCGTTAAACTTTTCGGCTCCACCACCAAACCAATTATAAAGCATTGGTCCTACTACTGGCACACCTTTTAATACAGTTGAATAATCTTTTTCTTCATCGCTTGATAAAGTTTCTGTAACTAATTTTCCTGCCGCATCAAACACAGGAGTTGCCGGTATAATAGTGTTTGCCGCTAATCCTTTAATATCTCCACGTTGTAGATATCTATCGCTCATATATTTATTTATTCCGTAAACTCCTAACAACGCGAAGGTAGCCCTTTCAGGAATATCTTGAGGTCTAACTTCTCTCCCAAGTAAGATATCTTTAGTAGCCTGAACACCTGTGTTAGCTACTGTTAAATATCCTGCTAAATATGTAGCGTTTTTAATTGCTTGTTTTTTGTTCCCTGTTTTATACTGTTTAACAATGTTGTTTCTAACGACATCCATTTGTTTTAACGTAAACGATTTAAGCATATAAGCAAGTCTACCTGTTTGTGCGTTTAAATATGCTTGAGGCATTTCACTTAATGCTATAGGTTGTATGTCTGCTATCTTGTTAAACAATAATAGTTTTACATTGTCTGTTACTTGACCGCTTTGCAAATCAGCAAGTAAAGATTGAGTTTCTGAACCATATATAGATTCATTATCTTTAATAAATTTCTTGGAATTTTTAGTAGCTTGTTGTCTTGCTTGTTTTAAAGCCGCATTAATAATTGTTTGTTTACCTAACCTATCTACAGTAGCAAACCCTGATTTATTCATCATTGATGTAAGCACTTCAGCAGATTTAGAAATGTCTCCACCTAATTCTTTTGTAATAATATTTTCTAAACCTAAATCAATTAATTTAACTTCTTTAGTTCCAAACATTGATGCAAAAGTATTTCTAAATCCATATAAAGATGCTGAGGTTGCCGCATCGCCTAACTGAGTTAAAGCAGAAATAGGATTAGCAATAGTTCCCATGTATCCAACATTTCTTATTAATGTAGACTTAGGTCCAGTTGTTTTTTCTCCCCCTATAAACCTAGCCTGTAGCATATCTCTAAGTTCTGTTTGTTGTTTGCTATTTAAGTTTCCTTTTGCCATAACATCATCAACTACAGCGCCTATTGAGCTGTCTAAATCAATATCTCCTACTTCATCTTTTTCTACTCGACCAAAAAACTTTCTTCTTTCAATATCATTTATTGATCCGCGTAAGTACATAGATAAAGACTCTTCAGGTTCCGCATAAAACTTTAATTGATCTGTTGTTAAGTTTTTAATTTGTCTTCCTTTAACAAAACGAGGTTTGCCCCCATCAGTAGTCATTCGATATCCTCTAAAAGTCATATCAAGAACATGGGTTCTTTCTTCTGAAGACAAATTACTTACTTTTATTTTCTTTTTATCTGCATAATCTTTTAGTGCTTTTTGTAAAACACCTTCATTTTGTTTACCAAAAGATTCTACTAAACCATCATAGTCTTTTACAAGGCGAGGAAAGTAACCCTCAATATCGTTAATTGTATGTCCTGCTTCTTGAAGTTTTAGTTTAGTTTTTTTAAGAAGAGGTCTTACTTGATTATTAAAAGAGTCAAGCAACGATTGTGATTGTCCTTTCATTAAATTCTGTGCGGCTTCTGTTTCTCCATTAAATAAATGCAAAGAAATTTTCTGTTTAATACGAGGAGCTAAATTATAAAACTCTGTTAAAAAAGGTTGAGTTTGATTCATTGCATCTTGTGTTTTAACATGAGTGTTATATTCATACTTTCTTAAACGAGCAAAAAGAGGCTCAGAAATATTGCGTATTCGTGTAGAAATAGCACCCATATATTTATCAAGAGCAGGGCTATACAAACGAGAAACGGAAGAGTCCCTAGTAATAGCTTCTTTAACTGCTCTGTCTGCTTGAGTTGCATTAAGAGGAAGTTTTAATTTTCTACCGGAAACCTTTATAGCTTTTTCAACTTTAGCAGGATTTAATCCGTTGTTTAATAAAACCTTAGAAGGTTCAGACATATCTTTACCTAAAGATACATGGTTATTTAATATTTGTTCGGCTTTATCTATAGTTTTATTAGCACCTTTTTGAGTAGCTTTATTTACAACTACTCTTGTTCCCTTAACTAAACCGGCAGGAATAACCGCGGACAACGCCCCTGTTACTAAAGCTTTAGACGGATCAACTTCACCGTCCTGTACCATATCATCAGTTACACTGTAAGTTACACCTAAGCCTCCACCCACGGCGGCAATAGTTTTTATTCCTGCACCCATAGGAATAAGCGTAGTAGGATCAAGAATACCTTTTGCTACTGCACCTGATGTTCTAGCCCCTCCGTCTTGAGGCTCAAAAAAAGTACCGTATTCTTCCTGTAGTTCTCTTTCTTTAGCTCTTAATATCATCTCCCTTCGTTCTTCAACCGGAGACTCCATAAATTCTTTTCCATATAATTCATTTGGAGATTCATAATTAAAACCATTAAAGTCTACAGTAAGCTTACCTAACGGAAAACGAGCTTCTAAAATACTAGCTAAATTACTTACAATATTTCCAGACTCATCCATGCCGTACATAAATTGTTTATAAGTACTATTGTTTTTAGTTTTAACTAGTTCATTATTAATTATCCGATCACCAACTTCAGCCCCTAACTTTTGTAAATTAGGACTTGAATTAATTTGTAATTCAGAAAGAGAAACACCAGTGTCTCCTACAAAATCTTCTTCTTGAGAAAAAACTCTAACAAGGTTATTGTCTTTATCAACTTGATCGCCGGCTAAAGCTCCAAAAGATTGCAACGTAGGACTATTTTGTATATCGTCTAACGTAAGAGTACGCATATCTTTCCTTTTATTTCTTTAATTTAACGCCTGAAAAAGAATCACCTGTTTGTTCACCTGATGACATACCAAGAACTTGTAAAGCATAATTAATTGCGTCTTCAGGGCTAACATTGTCGTTCTTTGTCCGATAATCTTCTGCCATATAAATGGCTCGTTCAACAGCTTTTGGATCTTGACTTTGATTAAAACCAAAAATGCCACCTGTTTGTAACTCACCATCTAAAAGAGTTTCATATGTTTTTCTCATACTAGCAGAAGGAGATTTAATAACTATAGGAGGTACAGGCTTTTCTGTTGTTCTAGGATTACTTGTAAAATAAGACTGATTAGGATCAAACTTATTATCTCCTATAGATACAATTTCGTTTTTATCGTTTCTTCCAAATTGAACTATTTTTCCATCTTCAGTAAAAACTGTTGAAACTCCAGTTAAAGGTTTTTCTTTTGTTAGTCCTTCAAAGATACTTGCTAAATCAGATTTTGGTGCAGTCATTAAACTTCTGTTAATAGCTTCATTTCCTACACCCATTTCTTGAGCTTGTTCAACTAAACTTGTTCTATAAAGTTGATCTGTTAATTTTGCATCTTGTTTTTCTTCTTGTTGAGTTTCTCTAGCATCCATTATCTGTTGAGTATTAGCCATGTCTAATCCCATTTTAGATGTACGCAAAGCTCTATCTTCTGCCGCTTCTGCATCAAGTCTTCTTTGTCTACGAATGTCTTCAACTGCAAAAGGATCAACCATTGCATAAGCATCAAGAAATTGATTAAACCCTTCTTCTGATCCAAAGTCTTCTATACCGCCTAACATATCTTGAAATTGTTCTTCCCTAGTTAGTTCTCTAGGAGGAAGACCAAACATAGTACGAACACCGTCTTGAATAGTACGTCCAATAGCACCAGTAGCGGCGGCATCTGCATCCATTCCTGCCATAATAGATTGAAAAGGGTTAGCATAAACGGAAGGTTGCTGCTTTTGTTGACCCATTGGGTTGCCTGTTAGCATCCCTATTATATCATTTACTGCCATTTTTGTACCCCTTATCCAAATAAGTTATTAAAGAAATTGCTTCGTGCATCATCTTTTTTACCAAGCATTGCGTTTTCTTGTTGACCAAACAAAGCGTCTTGACCAATGCCTTGTAGCATTGAAGTTAAGAATCCTTGCTCTCCGGCTAGTTGTCCTCTTTGTGCTATTTGAGAACCTTGTAATCCTAGTCTTGCTAGATCGTTAAGAGCTTTCTGTCGGTTGTCTCCTAATCCTAGTAATTGAGCAAGCATACCTCCGGCTTGTCGTTGGTCTTGTTGTGCTTGTCCATAAGCTTGAAACAACGCTTTATTCCTAGAGTCTTCATTTGCTATAGCATTTGCTAGTTGTTCAGGAGTTCCTCCAAAAGCACCTATTCGTAAACCACCTCTACCTTGCGCTCTTAATCTGTTCTCTAAATCCAAACCGCGCCTTTGTTCTTCAGGTCTTTGAATAGCTCTTAATTGCTCATACAAAGCTCCTGCGCGATCCATAGGGTCACCCCCTAGTTGATCTAGAAAAGACCCTGCTGATCCAAATAGACGGTCCTGTAACGCTTGTTGTTCGGGAGACAGTTGAAAGTTTAATCCACCTTCAGGTGTAGCATCAACTCTACCTTGTGAAGACATTACACTGAAAGGTCTAAACTGTGATCCTTCTCTTACTGATTCACCAGTATCAGTATACTTACCATAAGTATCTTCACGCAACTGTCGTTGTCTATCGACTGCTCGTTTAGCGTCTTTGTATCCAGTTAAGCCGCTAACTAAATCACTTAAAAATCCCATTAATATGTTCCTCCGCTTATTGTTCCAGTTATAGTAGTAACAGCTAACGTAGGAATAGTAACTGTACCTGTAAATGTTGGGCTTGCTAAATCAGACTTTGAATTTACAGCCGTTTGTATGTTATCAAACTCAACACTGAATTCTGATCCTCTAATTATTTTGGCTGTGTTTCCAGATGCCAAACTATCTTTTGCTGAAAAGGTTGTTGTTGGTGTATAATTACTCATTATATTGTTCTCCCTAATAATACGTTTACGTCTATTTGTTGTAAAGAATAACTTTGTCCTTGGATAGTTGATTCAATACCTATAGTTAATACATTGCCACTTCCAGAACCATTAACTGTTGGATTTTGTAAATCAATTCCTCCTGAATACTCAGCGGTTGTGTTATATTCACTTACAGCATATTCTCCTGCGTTTGATGCTAAGTTGTTTTGCTCGTTATTAATTACTTGTTTATTAAAAGCCGTAGTATAATCATACCCCCAATTAAGAACTGTTTCAGCATCTCGATTTCCTATTACTGTTATTCTAAATTTTTTAAGAAACTTTAAATTAGAAGAGTTTCCAAAATTCATAGGATTACTAAAATAACTTAATTGATAATCTTTAGGTACATAACTTCCATTTTCAATTTCTTTATCAAAAAATCCAGTATATTTATATAACCCGCCAAGCTTACCTACTATTAATGAGTTATCTCTTCTTGTAGTAAAACACAATGGATTTATGTCTGACCATGTTGTTACCCTAAATGCACCGTCTGGTAAACTACTTCTTACATCAAAACAAATTACAGTATTACTATTAGGAAAAGTTAACAAATAAAAAGCTTCTTCAGCATTATATCCAGATTTTATATTAGCTTTGTTTGTTTCTCGCTGTACTAAAGTTAGTAAATCACTTCTTATGTTTTTACTAACATCTCTCATAGGCATAGATTTTTCCTGTATAACTCTGCCTAAACTTCTTACTCCTGTATCTGACAAGAATAAAACATCAGTACCTATATTTTGTACTGAATCTCTTGCTATACATCCTACTCCTGCTATACTATCTGTTAAAGCTAATGAAGTAGGGCTTTCTGGATTACCATAAATTAAAATAGATTTTTTACAAAATATAATTAAGAATCCATTATGAGCGTGTAGTGCTACTATTTCATCAGGACCGCTTGGTAAGTTTTCGCTAATGTTTAAACTTCCTGCTAGATTAGCCGGAGGAGTAGGTCCGCTTTGAGGAGTCCAAGCGTTTGCTCCTTTACCTATTAATGTGTCACTAAAAAATACAGTTGTTTTATTGTTAGCAATATCAGCCGCCCAAAGTCTACCAAAAGCAGACAACACTTCATTAGCTTGAGGAGCCGCTGAATCTGCTACTGTTAAATCAACTAACGCATTGTTTTCATAAACTAAAGGATTATGTCCTGCTTGAAAAAAATAAGTATCGTTTCTAAAGTTTACAATTTTCCAATCATTAGCTGTTATGTTATATCCTGAAGGAAGTGTTTGCTCAATTAAATCTATTCCTTTAAATATTTTATTTGTACTTCCTTCCGTTCCTGTAGAGAATATTTCTACTGATCCGTTTTCCAAAACAGATTCAAAAGTAGTTTCAATAGTTTTAGTTGTAGAACCGCTATGTAAATTTGTTAAACCTTTTCTTGCTCCGATTCTACCTTGTTTATCTATAACACAATTAGTAGCTACAGATGCAAAGTTAGGATCAATACCTACAGGAGAATCTGTGGTATTTAAACCAAAAAAAGCAGGAGCTTGAATTGTAAGTTGTTGTATAGGTTGAGCCATTATACTGGCATCCAAATAGCTTCGCCCTCAGACCTTGCTACATCTAAAGCAATACGGTCTGCTAGGGTTTGATTAGCAATACCAAACAGTTCACTTGCTGAAGTTCCTCCTGTCTCTCCTCTTTCTCTTGCCGCAAGTGCATAAGCATATTGTATTATTGCATCTGAGGGTGCAAATGCTTTATCTGTATCAGCAGACATTCTACCTTTTTTATCTACTGCGTTAATTCTGATTGTATATTGTTTATCAGGAATAGGGTAAATATCTATTAAAGCTTCTCCTGTTTCACTAAATCCATTCCACGAATAATATACTGGAGAACTATTAGGTACAGAACTGTTTAAATAAGCATTGTTCATATACGTTGATGATACTGGTTTCATAAAATAATTAGAAGTATCATTAATAACATCTAATGTTTTTAAACCAACATCTGATTCTGATAATTGATAACTAAATACATTAACAATTGTATTTATTGTGAATGTAGTTCGTAATGAGTGCCAATCCCAAGAATCCTCAACAATTCTTTTTGCATCATTTACTAACTCACCAATTAATTTAGAATAAGAATTTTGAGAAACGGTAGTTACTTCGTTTTCTCTTAATCTAACCAAAACACTATTAACTAACTCTCTATATGTCATGCTTTCCCCTTAACTTTTTCCATTCCTCTAATTCCTGACATTCCCAACATTCCAAGCAAAACAGGATAAAGTAGGTCGCTTTGTATCTCCGGTACTGGTAACCAGATACCTAGAAATGGACTTATAATTACATTGTACATCAAGCCAATCCAACAGCAATGGCCAATCATGGGCCGCCAAGTTCGCTGTAACATACTGCCTTGTGCTTCTATTTTAGCAAGTTCAATCTGTGCTAACATTATTTCCTGATGTTGTTTTTCGGAAAGCGTTGCTATCTCATGGGCTAACTTAGCTTTCTTATCTGCATCAGGTATAAACTTATCTAATAATCCAGTTACAGGCTCAACTAAAGTGTTTAATAACAATGACATTTATGCTGTCCTTTTATACATATATACTGAAATGTAAGGCTGTAAAAGTTCTACAGGATCTCCGTTACCAGTAGAAGTAGTTGTTCTCGTTAAAGTAGTACCGTCTAACTCACTTATAATATGATCTGGTCCGCTACTTTGCTTTTCCATGTTTGTTTCATTATCATATTGAACATCGTGAGTGTGTGCAGGAAGTTGACCAACAGTTAAATTAGTTGTTTTATTACCACCTGTAGTTCCAGATGATGCGTCAAAAGCAGTATCAGTAGTACTGTGAGCTACTAAAACTCTTCCTTCTCCAAAAACTTCCCAAGTTCCTCCGCCTAATATAGTGTTAACATCACTTGGAGTAGCCGCTGTAACGCTCATATAAATAGAACCAACAGGATAGGAATTAACAGCAGGAGCTACTTCCACTACTGCACCGCTTGAGTTTTCTACATAAAGCTTTTGGTCAGCCGTGTTTACAGCAAGTTCAGCACCTGATCCTCTAGTTAAACTAGTAGGTTTACTTGTTGCTGTGTCGCTTGATTTAGTCAATATTGTTGTCATTTTATTTTCCTATTCGTTTTCATTTTCTTCCGGTACAGGCTTAGGTATTACTTTTATACTATGAGGTGTTACGTCTTCAGGGTCTAACCAAACTGCCTCACAGTATGCTTGCTCTACAGGTTTATAGTAGCTATCTTCTCTACTAAGTAACTGTGCGTACCAACGACAATCCTGCAAGCTTCTCCAGATTGTTGTCCGCTTTCCTTCAGGTTCTCCATTTACAATTATTACTAATGCAAAAAAAACTTTTAAATTCACTTACTGCTTGGCTAGCATTATCTCAATAAGTTTACCTAATTTTTCATCAGTACTCTTTGAAATTTCCGCTTGATCTGCCAACCCATCTGCAATTGTTTTTATTGCTTGTGCATTTAAAGCAATTTGTTTACCATGTTCCGCACTAGAACTAGTTACCTTTTCTACTATTTTTTCTACACGTTCCACTTCTTTAGCGGTAGCCTCCGCATTAGCTTTAGCCGCGCCGTAGCTTATAGCTCCTACAAACAAAGATACTACTAATGGTAATGCCCATAATGGTAATTGAACACTAGGATTAGACATTCCAAGGCACTCCTGTAGTAATTGCAGGTGCTTTACTGTCAGCTATTTGAGCCGCTATGCTTGCCTCGATGTCATCAGCAGATACAGACTCAGATGCTTTGACCCAAACTATTACAGCATCCTCAGTCAGATCAGCGTACTTGACGTAATCTTCTTTGGTTGAATCAGGTGTCCAAGAACAAGTGCCGTATGATGATCCGTAGTGAGTAACTGCGTCATCGCCAGTGCCTACTACTTCGGAATCTTCACAACGCCAATGCGCTACAATGACACCATCCTTATTCGGAGCTTTGCTGTTACGCTCTAACTCCACTATTTTCCACGTTGCCGCCATGTCTTACTCCTTTTCTTTAAGTGATTTAATTTCTTTCCTAAGGTTTTGTATTTCTTTCATCATCAAAGGGACGAGCTTAGAATAATCTACGCCCATCATTTCGTGATCTTCGGTAGGTGTTGAGACTGCATCAGGACATTCCAAAATCAATTCTTGAGCTATCATTCCGTAATCTTGGTGCTTACCTGTCTTCTTCCAATCAAATTGGCGTACTTTAATTTTGTCTATGATCTCGCCAGAGTCTTTTGCATCTTCTATGTTGTCTTTTAATCTTGCATCCGAGGATGTTGGGAACGATGTTGCTGTACATGATCCTGTAATCGTCACATTCCCAGTTGAACCAATAGTCATTGCATTTATCGCAGAACCATCGTCTGAAACAATAAATTCAAACTGACTTATTTCTTCATTACCATCTACGTTCTTTAACGCAATCCTTCCAAATGACTGATTAGCATGGAAGTGTATAGGTGCATAGGTGTTAGTTGCAGTAGCAGTGTTTTTAATTTCTAACCCTTTAGTACCACCGTTTGTTGTGCTTGTATTTGTATCACTGAATTCTACTTTTAAAGTTTTAGAGGGGGTGGTAGAGCCAATCATCACGCCAGAATTAACAACGCTCATTGTTATGCCTGTCGCTGACCCTGCTCGCATATCAATTCTGTCGCCATTATGGACATATTCTATTCTGCCAATATTAACTCCGTTATCTTGATATCTAATTAAGCCACTTCTGTTTGCGGCAGAACTATTTAAGTAGATAATTGGATCACCGCCTGACGTAGACTTAATACGCAAAGCCGCATCACCACTTATGTCATTTTCTACAGTTAAAGCTCTAGTGTTTATGGTTCCTGCGAAATGAGCGTCTTTAAAACGAGCCGCTGTTTTGCCTAAATCGACAGCATTGTCTCTTGCGGCTCCAGTGCTTTGAGTCACTGGATGAATTACATTAATCGCATCCTCAAATGTTATGCCTGTGTCACCTGTACCTATTGTAATATCACCACCGGCAGTTCCAACTGAGCCTACGATACCCCCTGCCTTGTATAGCTGAATAATTGCACCATCTGAGCCAACACGATTAAATAACCCTGCTTCTGCGGTTGCCCCTGCCATAATAGTGCCGCCATTCGTTATTCCCGCGCCAGTGCCGCTTGAGAATGTAAATGGAATTGTAGAAGAAGTACCCACCAAAAAATTACCTGATGAGTCTATGCGGAGGCGTTCACTCGTATTATCGTAAAATATAAGGCTTTGATTTGACCTTATTTTCCAAGGGCCATTGCTATCATTATCGTCTAATACTAATTGAGATGCGGCTACTGATGAACTACCAATTTGCAAACTTACTACATTTGACTCAGATAAAACTGATGTAGTTCCAACTCCCAAACCAGTTGCGGCAAATAAATTCCCTGAAAAATAACCGTCTTTGAAGCGATAAGCAGATAAACCTAAATCTAGTGTTCCATTGGTGGCTCCACCAGTATCTACATTGATTGGATAAACAGAGTTGACATCTTTATTAAAATTAATACCTGCATCACCAGAACCTATATAGAGATTGCCACTGTTACCAGTACCAATACTACCCACCAAAGTTCCAGTGTCTTTCCTAAAGTCTAAAAGGCTACCATCTGTACTCAAACGATTTAAGGTTAGGCAGTTACCACCAGATTTAACGATGCTTGTGTGGCCTGTGGATTGCATTCTGATTCCAACATCACTATTGTTATCTGCGGTTTTGCCTATTAATAAATTGCCATTTGCTTTAAAAATTACTTTCGTACTACCATTTGATTGAAAATAATGATCCGATACTGCGTTGTATGTTAAAGATGCAGAACCTTTTAAACCATAATCTCCACCATTAAACTTTAAGAAGCCACCTGTAATGTCTAGCTTTTCGTCTGGAGAAAAAGTGCCAATACCCACGCGCCCTTCATGAGTGATGACCATTTTACTGTCGCTAACTTCAGCATTTCCATTATCATCATTGCTGTCTACGACAAAATGTAAATCACCTCTACCATATGCACTACCATCATTTTTAAGAATAATCCCTGCTTTTGCTCTCTCATCATCGCTCCCTGCCGTTGCTTTGAACCTTAACCCTACCTCTGTATTCTGACCAGAACTTTGATATGTTGTATTTTGGATTACGAGGTTTTTATTGTCGTTCCCTGATATATGTAAATCTGCTCTGGGTGCAGTGGTGCTTCCCACCATTAGGGATGAAAGAACATTGACTGAACCAGTACCATTTGGGTTTAAATGAATGTTGCCGTTGGTTTCTTTTGCATCAATTCGCAGATTACTTCCGTTATGGTTGAAGTTACCAAAGTTTGTTCCATTGTCGCGTAAGAATACGTTTCCTCCATCTGCATCAAGAAAAATGTCAGAAGCACTATCTATAAAAAAGTTTCCGCTTGAAGTTGCAATCGTGTTGCCGTCTATATTAATTGTATCTACGGTAACACCTGCGTTGGCTGTCACGCTACCTGAGAAAGTGGCGTTGCCTGTGTTTGCAATAGTTAAATGATTAGTTGTTCCATTAAGGCTACTAAAAATGTGACTATAGGCATTGTAGTAATTGTAACTTGGCTGTAATTGAATTCTATTGCCATTGGAATGCGATATTGTTGGATAACTCGATCCAGTTGCATTTACAGTAAGCCCTGTGCTCGTAATAGCACCACTAGAGATTGTGCCTATACTTGATAAATTACCTGAACTATCTATTCTCGTTGTGCCACCTGTTTTAAGGTTTCCTGCTACATCAATAAATGGTGTACCTCTTCCATCCATAACAACAACTGATGTGCCGCTAGAATTTCTAGTATTTATAACGCCACCAGTTGATGTGGGGGTTAAAGAAATATTGTCTGTGCCATCTGTATGATCTACAGTAATAGCACCACTAGAGATAGTTCCTATATTAGTTAAGTTTCTTGATGCATCTATTACTGTTGTTGTGCCAATTTTAAGAGAGCCATTATAAACACTTACATCTGTGTTTCCGCCATCTCGCCCAAACCATACAGTTGATGATTGATTGGAAGCAGGGAAAATATTTAATCCTTGAGACCATGAAAGGAATCTCCAATCTTCTCCTGCATTGTCTGTTCTTTTAATTCTAAATTGATAATCATTTGCTGTTGCTAAGATAGCACCACTAGAGATAGTGCCACAGCTAATACTTGATGCACCTATCAACGTACCATTCATCGTTAAGTTTCTGCTGATAGACACATCTTTTTCATCAGTAAGACGCATTGCGATTGCAGTTGTACCGCTAGAGTTTGTCGTGTAGAAATCTAAATTAGATGCGGGTGCGCCAGTAGTATTCTTAACCTTAATCTCACCATCTGGTGCCGTAAAGCCCATAGTGATTGCGCTTGTATTTGCTGATGCTGAACCAGTAATTTTAGCTGAGCCTGTTACGTCAAGACCACTCGCAGATAAAAGCATTTTTTGAGTGCCGCTTATTTTAAAGATATGACCTACGCCACCACTGACAACATCAGTAAACTCATGTCCTATTGCCATGTAATTCGCGTTGTTATATGCAATCTTAAGAGGTATAGCCGCAGTTGAGTTTATTTCAGTAGCACCATTTGCAGTAAGCCCTGTGCTTGTAATAGCACCACTAGAGATAGTGCCTCCTAAATGCAAATTTTTGAATCTTGCGTCAGCCGCACCAATATCCATGATATTATCTCTGGCTACATTTGCGGCAGTAACATTAAAAAATTTAGTGCCGCTAGTGTGTACCCTTATTCCACCATTTGATCCATTTAAAAAACCACCACTTGCATTTACAGATGATGCTGTAATAGCACCACTAGAGATAGTGGAATTAAAAGTAGCCGCACCTGATTCCGAAATAGTCATTCGGTCTGTCATTGTGCCATTTGTAGCTGAAGTGGATAGTGTTAATACACCTCCAACATTTCCTGATGCTTTAGTACCACTAATCTTACCAAAATTATTTGGACTACCTGTTCCTGAAGTATATCCTTGTAAAGTAATTGCTCCACCAACACCTGTAGCGGCTGATGTAAGGTCTCTAATATTAAGTGTAGGACTTGTTCCATGTATGTCTAAAATAGTAGCAGGTGCTGAATGTCCAATTGCAACCCGATTACTACCACCATCAACAAACAGCATATGAGTGTTGCCGTTTGATTCAACGCGGAAGTCGGCAGTAGAACCACTTTCATTAAATATTGTTGCTGAACCACCTTGACCAGTGTCTTGAATACCATCTGCAACTATTACTCTATTAGCGGTTACGTTATTATTAAAAGTAGCCGCACCTGCATTGGACATATCAAGGGTAAGGGCTGTTATGTTTGCACCGCCATCATTACCTCTGAAAAGCAAATCTCCATTAGATATATTTGAAAAAAGTGCTAAGTCATTTCCGCTTTTGAAAATAATTCCAAACTGTGTCCCACCATCAGAAAATCTAATATCTCCGCCATCTGCATCAAGGATGATGTCACCTGCAACGTCTAATGTTAAATTACCAGAACTAACATCTATCTCATTGCCATCTATTGTGATGTTATCTACAGTAAGAGATGGGGCTGTAAGACCCCCTGTAAGAGTGCCTCCAGATAGGGGTAGGAATGAACCGCTAAGATTTGCAAATTCAACTATACTGTTACTAGAGTTCTTATAAAATATTTTGCCGTCAGCATAGTTAATCGCTAACTCACCATGCTCTAAAGAAGAAGGTGTATTAGATGACGTGCCAGAATTTTTTAACTTAATTGTTTGAGCCATAGAAGACTACCTAATTAAAATGTACCGCCATTTATAGTGTAGGTTTGGGTAGCAGAGTTTCCTTCGTGTATAACTCCATGCAAATTACCGTCACCATCATCAATTTCAAATTGCGTTCCGTTGTATAAAAATTTTGGATTAATTCCGTTAGTCCGATCAACCTCAAGACCTGACGCTCCTGCTTGTGCAGATGTTTGCCCTACACCTACAGTTATTGTTTTGTCAGTGACATCTAAATCGGTAACGCTGACATTTTGCTGATTAATGTCTCCTGTTATTTTAAGATCACCACCTAATACAAGATCCCCAGTAGCTGTAATACCCCCATCCTTAAGTGTTACACCATCTATTTCAACACCATGTCCAGAAGTGTATTCCTGAATATCGTCAACTTTTAAAGGTCTAGCAATAACTTCTACAGCGGCATTTTTAATTTTTAATGCGTCATCTGATCCTGCCGCAAAAAATATTGTTTCAGCACTACTGTTAGATGAAAATAGTTTATTAGCTGATTGATCAACAACTTCTAAGTCTTGACAAATTAGTTTTAAGTTTCCAGTACCGGCATCTTCTATTACAGAATTATTAGTATCGTGGTAGATTTTTAAATCACTACCCGCACCAAAGATAGCTTTGTTGTTGTCTCCAAACAGTACATCACCAGTAAACGTAGCTCCAGATGTGCTAGCAAAACCGCTAATACGTCCTGTTACATGGTCATATATTTGATCACCAGTTGCTAACGATGTTCCACCGTCTGTTACTGTGCCAGTCGTTACACCGATAGTTGGAGTCGCACCGGTAGTAGCTGTAACTGGTGCTGTTGCTGATACGCTTGTAACACCAGAAGAAGTAACATATCCTTGACCAGTAACAAACGTATGTATCTGATCACCTGTAGCTAGGGATGTTCCACTATCTACTACTGTGGCTGTTGCTGTGTTGTCATCTACATATTTTTTAATGGACTGCTGTGTTGCAAGTGCGTCTGCATCATTAGATACCATATTATCTTCATCACGAATAATATCAACAGTTGTACCAAGCGCACTAAGTTCAAATCCGCTTGGTGAAACTTTAACTACATCAGCACCGTCTGAAATTATTTTTGTAACTAAATTAGTTGTACCACCAATTAGTTGAATATTAATACCATCGTCAGAATCATCAGCGGTAAGTGCTAAAGATTGACCACGAATTGCTAACGTACCACTACCTGTTTCTTGTATAAAAGCTCCCCCAGATGCAGTATAGCCAATTTCCATCCTATTTGCGGTTGAGCTATTGCCGCCAAAAATAGCTTTTGATGTAGTTGAGAAGTTAATATCATCTCCTGCACTTACATCTATATCAGTACCACTAGTATCGTTACCTACACCTAAAGTAGTAGATAAACTTCCTCCACTCCAAGGTACGTTTACTACTAGATTATCTCCACTATCTACTTGAACCTTATATGTTCTACCAGTATCAGTTGTTGAATTTTGAGGAGCTTCTGAATTTGTTCCGTCTACATTTGCAGAAAAAGTATTTGAAGAAAAAGATAACCCTGTTCCTGCTCCAAGATTATCTAATATATTAGTATAGTATTTACCACCAATAGGTACTACTGTGTTGTTGGAAGGTTGTCCTATAAAAAGCTTATCACTACTATCGGAATACGCTAGTTCCCCTGCGGACAAACTAGTCGGTGTAGCAGTTGATGAGCTTCTTTTAATTTGAATTGTTTGTGCCATGTTTCTATCCTATTAAAAACCTCCACCAGTTATTACACTAGCAGAGTTTAAAGTTGCTATCCAAGTAGAACCTGTATATATTTTTAACTCATTTTCATTACTATTAAAATATAAAGCTCCGACTAATAAAGTATTTCCATCATTGTCTACAGAAGGATCTGAGGTTTTTGAACCTAAGTATCTATCATCAAAACTATCAAAAGAATTAATAGCTTGAGTTGCAAGAGTACTTGCATTTTGAGCTATTAAAGCCTGTTGAGTAACTTCATCAAGAAGACCAAAAGCTGTAGATGTACCTGATCCACCTGTTCCTCTAAATAATGCCACAATAACTCCCAGTAAATGAGGGGAATCAAAAGACTCCCCTCGTTTTTACTTATCCGTTAACAGCCAATACTATGCCTGACTCTGGTCGCAATACTTTACAACCATAAAGAGTATCAGCAGTATACAAGGTTCCAAGGAACTCTTGCTTGTACTGAGTCTGTGAACGAACCCCTTGTTGCTCTGCTAATACCATAGCATCAGTGTGAACAAGTAAAGCTTCTTTAACATCTCCACCGGCGCTGTTGGCGGCGGCAGTTTCAATGATAGGACAGTTAGATGAAACAAAGATATCAATACCGTAAAGGTTACCGATAAGACCGTTTCTTACACCCCTTCCGTCTACGAAGTCGGAAGACATATATCGGTCAATACCCATGATTTCATTTCTTACTGAAGGTGGGACAATAAGAGAGCGTCCGTCCATAGGGACATCGGCATCATCCATTTGTTGGATAGCGGCTCGGAAACCGGCATCGTTAAATAAGTCAGTAGACGCAACACTGTCTACTGCATACGTTTCGATACCTGAAGAACCGGCAAAGTTAAACACGTTTGAGTGTGTGAAGTCTGATCCATCTCCATCACCTAGAGACTTACCAAGTGCAAACAAAGAATCGTCTACTTGCTTTGCAAGTGCGTATCCTGCGTCACCGGTGTAGAACTGACGTAAAGAAGCTAAAGCTTGAACTTCAGTGATGTCTTCAATTAAACGTGAGTACTCAAAATGCTGATCGACAGTTACTATAACTTCACTCTCGCTTGCGTTTTGAATTGTTACTGCTGTGTTTTCAGCTTTAGCAGAGGCGGAACCTCTAGTTGGTTTTGGAATATGTAGAGAATCTCCTTTCTTGCCAGTCATAGCCATTTTCTTGACTAGGTTAGCAAGTACTAAAGATTTTTCATAACCGGCAATTACTTCATCACTCCAAATTTCTGGAATAAAAGTAGCCGCGCTAGTGTTATCTACTGCTCCACCCATTGCAGGGTAAGTTGATGTAGCCATAATACAAGTCCTATAATAAGATTAGTTACGGACTCTCCTTTCTCGATAAGCTTGCATAATGTCATCTGACAATGCTAAATATCTTTCTGGATCGTCCTTCATTAGTTTAATAATGTCTGAACGTCTATAGATTTTTTTCGATGCTTTTTCACCGCTTCCTCTAGCATTGCCAGTCGATGCAACTTTAAGTGCATCTTTGCGTTGTTGTTTTTCACTACTCGCAGTTTGGCTTACTACTTGCTGACGTTCTTTCCAGTTGGAAAACAATTCATCAGCGGCTTCATAATCATACGCTCTGTCCGCTTGTGCAAAAAGCTGTGTTCTAATTTTACTAGCTTTAATCCATTCAACAAATTTACCATCAGATAAAATATCTTTCATGTCTGGATGCTTACTTTCTAATGCAGTCATCGCAGTCTTTTGTTGGTAATCTAACGAGGCTCTTTCTGCCTCTTGTATCTTTGGATGGTTGCTAATAGCATTTTCAACTGCCTTTTCTGGATCAGAGAAAAAATCTATTTCTTCCTGTTCATCCTTTTGTTTCGGTGCGTTCTCGCTTGTAAGTTGTGTCTGGATATAATCATCAACGACTTTTCTTAGCTCACCTACTTCGGAACTTTGCCTACCTAAAAGTTTCTC